TTTGTAGTACTCATAACAGTCCCTAATACCTTTTTCAATACCTTCAAACTCAATATCAAGTTGAGGTGCAGACCCACAATAAGAAAACTCTTTATATGAACCTTGCTTTGTTATATTTACCCCATACCCATCCAGGGTATTAATCATTTCCGCCAATTCACTCAAGTAATATTTTTCCCTATAAACGCAGTTAATATCTTTTTGAGTTATTTCTCCATCGAGACACTTCTTTATAATTTTGTAAAGATCATTTGCATAGATAAAGTCCATCTTACGATTTTTTACAATAACAATATCCTTTTTCTCAATATAATTTCTTATGTTTTTGGCAAAAAATCTATCTACAGATTCATACTGCCCAAAACATCCGAAGATCCTAAGATTCATACCTTTTGAATTATCAAGAACTCTTTTCGCAATACAGTATTTTGAAAATCCATAAGGATCTTTAGGTATAATCTTTCCCAAATCATTACCATCAGGTTCTTCAGAAATAGATGGTCTACCCAAAGATGCACCACTATCAAAGTTTATAAAGAGATCTGTCTTGTCAATATGTTTAAAAATATTTTCAAACATGAGCATATTCGTTAGAAATACATCGGAAGAATCATCTATGTCCCGTCTACCTCCAACTATAGCACTATGAATGATTGCATCAAAATGCTGATTCTCAAATAAAGAATCAACTTCTTCAGTAATCTCAAGTCTTACTTGATATGAACGAGGACAAACAATTTCCCAACCATCACTTTCAAGTAAAGGAACAATCTGTTTACCGATGAATCCATTTCCACCAGTAAATAAAATTCTATTCTTTTTCATATTTCCAGCTAGAATCACTTAACAACTTTTCAAGTTCTTCATCTTTAATTTCATAAAAGTTTTCTTCAGAAGGAAACCGGAGATCACGAACTTCGTTTACATAATCAGTTAGAGCAGATTGAATGAGTTGACCCGCTTCACAATAGCGTTTTACGAACTTTGATTTGAACTCCCAGAAGAGTCCGATTAAATCATGCATGATAACAAGTTGTCCATCAACCTTGTCACCAGCACCAATACCATAAACAGGAATATCAAGATTTTCAGCAATCATAGCAGCAGACTCCCTAGGCATTGCTTCTAAAAGAAGAAATGAACATCCAGCATCTTGAAGTCTAAGTGCTTGGTCAAGAATAACTTTTGTTTGATCTGCAGTTTTACCTTGAACTTTATACCCACCAAGTTTTGCTCTTGTATGTGGGGTTAACCCAAGATGACTCATTACCATAATACCAGCATTGCAGATTGCCTTCACACGATCTACCATACACCCCTCAACTTTAACTGCATCCATTCCCGCCTGGATGAAAGCACCAGCATTAGCAATAGCATCCTCATTAGATATTTGGTATGACATGTAAGGAAGATCTCCCACAGTAAATGCGCGATTTACTCCGCGTGAAACTGCTCTTGCAGAACGCAACATATCATCCATTGTCACTGGAATGGTAGTTGAATATCCCAAAGTTGTCATTCCTAGAGAATCTCCAACGAGAACCCAATCAACTCCAGCATTATCTGCCATGAGTGCCTGTGGGTAATCATATGCAGTGACTCCAACAGTCTTCACTTTATTTTGTTTTTGTTTTTGCAACTTAAGAATAGTTACTTTATCTTTATTATCTGCAGGCATATCAATCTAGGGGTGTTACAATCATGTTAGCATAAAATTCTTCTCTAGACAAGAAAGGATACATATCTTCCAATGGTTTAGCAGTTACTGTTCCATCTTCATTCTTTTTACCCATAAGAGTAGGAACAACCTCTTGCCACTTCTGACACATCACTTCAGCAATCACCGGAGAATCAAATTTAAAAATCATTTCCATTACATCATCAAACTGCTGATAATTTTCAATTCTCATATAAGGAATCTTGTACGCATGAGCAATATCTGCAAGGTCAGGAAAAGAAACACCACTATCACTATCAGTTCCAATCTCCCTGCCATCAAAAAACTTTTTCTGAGTAGTTCTGATAGATAAATATCCGTCATTGTTCCAAACAAAAAGTTTAATTGGTAGTTTGTGGTGAACAATAGTTTGAAGTTCTTGGATATTCATTTGAAGTGAACCATCTCCAGTAACTCCAATCACTGATTTTGCACCAGCAAATGATGCTCCAATACAAGCAGGAATCGTGAATCCCATTTCTGCTTGAGCACTTGTAGTTACATAACGATCATTACCTTTGATATCAACTGCTTGAGAACAAACATAATAAGCAGATCCTGCATCAGAAATCACAACACTACCTGCAGGTTTATATTGATTCAGTTTACTCATGAAGTCATAAAGATTGATGCCACCCTCATCTGATTCATATGGGGGAGTAATTGTCCAAGACTTTCTCCATTCAAAACACTTTTGTTGCCATTCTACAGTTTCTGTAGAAATATTATACGAATCAAAAAACTCTTTTAGATCCGTATGAATAAACTTATCAATCTTTACAGTGTTTTTTGAGTGCTCATCAGCATCAATATCAACTACAACTACCTTTGCTTCTCTAGCAAACTGACTGTAGTTATATCCAGTCACAGGAACTGGGAGACGGCATCCAAGAACTAAAAGAAGATCGCAGTTCTGCATCGCAAAGTTTCCCGCTCTAGTTCCTTTAATTCCAACTCTGCCTACAAAATAAGGATCATCAGACTCAATCAAGTCAACTGCATTAAAAGAGGTGACAACGGGAATCTTAGAGTTATGAATATAATCTCTGAACTGTTCTTTAGAGATTCCTGCACAGTTAACACCATTCCCTGCCAGAATCAGAGGTCTCTTCGCATTCTTAACTTCTTCGATAAGATCAAAAAGATTCATTGATGCTCCCTGAAGATCCATTGGAACATCAATCCAAACAGGGCCAGGACGACCAGTTGTTGCTTGCTTGATTGCTTCTTGAACTACACTTTCAACTTCATCAACACTCTCAATAATCTTAGCAAACTTGGTGATTGGTCTTACAATCTCAACAATATTTGCTTCCTGAACGCCAAGATTACGAACTCCTTTTGGGGAAATTTGATTGAGGTTTACATTACCCGACACAAAAATAACAGGAACACTATCCTGCCAAGCATCCAAGAGACCAGTAATCGTATTAGTTCCACCACATCCAGTGGTAGGACACACTGCAGCAACACCACCCGTGTATTTTGCATAAGCGACTGCTGCCATAGCAGATGCCTGTTCATGATGATTACAAACTGCTTTAATCTTAGGATGACAAGCAATCGCATCATTCAAAAACATTGCACCACCACCTGTTACAGTAAAAATGTGGTGAGCACCTGCTTTATAAACTTGATCAATAATATAATCTACTACTCTCATTTTTCAAAAGTTGAAGTGATGGAACCAATGTACTCAATCATTTGATCCGTAATAGTTGGAGAGCATCCAACGAAGAAAACAAGATCAAGAACTTTACAAGCATTGGGATAGTTCTTGTAATAATCAAGATGACTATACCCAGGATGCATCAGAATATTGCCAGCAAAATAATTCCTAGTCTGAATCTTATTCGACTCAAGATGCTGAGTTAGTTTATTTTTAGTGTCTTTAGAATCACAAACAATGGGAACACCAAACCAACTAGTTTCTGCTTGAGGAAGTTCATTAATGCTGCGGACACCAGGAATCTTTTCAAAGTGTTCTTGAATCTTCACTTTATTCAGTCTGCGGAGATAGTGAATCTCTTCAAACTTTTCAATCTGAACTGATCCTAATGCACCTTGAAAATCCATAGGTTTGAGATTATATCCCATTTGACTATCGACATACTTGTGATCAATGATACCATCATATTTTTCAATCCACTTATCAAATCTCTTACCGCAGACGCCACAAGAGAGAAGATTCTGAGCGCCTACACAATAACAATCCCGCCCCCACCAAGCAAGACTACGAGCAATATTAATGAGTTCTTCATCATCACTAGAAACCATTCCACCTTCCCCAGTACAAATATGATGCGCTGGATAGAAAGAACAGGATGCCGCAATAGAATAATCGGTTAGATACTGATCATTCCACTTACTACCAAGGGAGTCGCAGTTATCAGAGATCAGAAAGATTTTATTCCTTTCACAGATATCAATAACTTGATCGAGGTTATATGGATTACCAAGAACAGGAGATGAGATAATACCACGAGTACGGGTAGTAATCTTATCTTCAATCTCATTAATATCCCAGTTTAGATCTGAAAAATCAATATCAACAAATACAGGTTTTAGACCAGTCTGAACGATAGGTGCAATCGTGGTTGGGAACCCAACACAAGAAACAATAATTTCATCACCGTCTTGCCAACCAAATCTTTTCTTTAGAGCAGACATCATGATCAGGTTAGCAGAACTACCTGAGTTAACCATTAAAGAATATTTCTTATTAAACTTCTTCGAAAACTTATTTTCAAACTTATGCACTTCTTCACCGGAAGCAAGCCACTTACCAGCAAGAAAAGACTTAAGAATTACACCAATCTCTTCATTTGTCCAATAAGGACCAGAATAATAAACAGGAGATTGTCCAGGAACAAACTCCCCACTGTTAGCAAGATATGGAAAAAGATTTTCTTCAGTTGATGAAATGTTTTGAAGAAAATCTTGAATTAGAGTATTAATGTTGCTCATAGTTATTTTGTGATTTTATCAATGTATTCTAATGCTTCTTGACTTACAGCAGTTTTAAACCATTTACGGAGACCTCCGTTAGTTCTATTGACTTCTGCTGCCAAAGACCCACCAGCTTGATGTAGTACCTTAACTATCATTCTATCACCATTTACTGGATCGTCAAGACACAAATTTCCATTATGCACATACAAATCCCTCCAACTATCCCAATGAGTTTCTGTTCCCCAACTATTAGAAACACCATAAGAAACACCAGATCCCATTAAGTCTAAAATTTTAGTAGTATATTTACCCCAATGAAATAACTGATTTAGTGTATCTTGCTCATCCCCCAGTCCATGAAAATATGGATCTACTTCAGTTTTAATTCTGTATGCTTCTTTGTTTAGATTGTGCCAGTCATACCAAAATTCTTTATTATTTGAAGCAACAAATCCAGCATTAATAAATTGTTGAACTGGAATTGGACTTCCGTTACCAAAGGGAGGAAGATGTGCAATGGTAATTCCTTGATGTGAACTTGCCTTACCAAGTGAGTTATTATTTCTCACCCCAATAATATCTTCATCGCTCTCAAATAACTCAGTTAGAGGTCCAGTAATAACAGAGTCCCCATCAATATGGACAACCATATCATAATCATTGATGAATGGCATACAAGTTGGTGCCATCATCCAAACAGGTTGAAGCCAAGGATCATTCACCTTAGCTTCTTCAGTCATCTTTGAATCAAAAACAAAAAAATCAATGTCTGGATGAAAATGCTTAAATGATTTAACTAAATCTTCAACTCCAATTAAATCAACATAATCATCGGTACACCAAGTAGTTACAGCAATTTTTTTAGACATAATCAAATGTATTTGGGAAGAATTTTCTGTTCGTTAATATAACTGTTTGTCTGTTGATTTATTTTTGTTTTAACTTCAAACCTTCGATCATTATTAAAATAAACATCTCTAGCCAACTGAACAAAAGTATCATCAAATTGTTTGTTCTTTTCACACAATCTAATACTATCTTCAGTATCCCAAATCTTTTGATTAACATCTTGAAGTTCTTTAATTAAATTCTCAGAAACCTTTAGTTCTTCAACTAAAGGTTCAAGATAATTAAGTTCTCTCAAAATTTGTTCTGTTTTTTCTTTACTATTAGAATTTTTTAATTTGATTTTAAGAATTGTAAACTTATCTACAATTTCTCCACTAGAAACTTCAATTTTCATTTTTTTCCTCAGATCATTTCCACTTATTGAAAGGATACGTATCCCAATTTTTTGCCAGATAGTCTTCACCAAAAATTTCTGTTCCGACATTTCTATCTACAAACGGTGCAAGATTTTTATTGTTTCTAACAAATAACGAGTCTCCCCATCCCTGATTATCATAAGATGATGACATTTCCTTTAAAGAAAATCCCCTTTCATCTAACCACTTTACAATTGTAGCATGAGTAGCTCCACTTTTACATCTATCATCCAATGATGTTTCTATGTCAATAACATTAATATAATCAAGATGTTTCTCAAATCCAATAAGAACATCAAGTTCTGCTCCCTCAACATCAATATTTAAAAAATCATAATCATTCATATCGATATTATTTTTTTCTATCAATGTTGATAAAGTTTTGGTTTTAACTTTAATAGAATTTACTTTATTCCACTCAGGAAGTCCTGGATAAAAACTTGATCCATACTCAGCGAAATAAAAATTCTTCGCACAATCATCTTCTCTGTAAATAAATTCATTAAAGATTTGAAATCCCCATTTATCAGCAACTGGTTTTGACATGTTTTGATAAATGTTTGGATTTGCCTCGACACCTATAACTTTATTTCCAAAAAGTTTAGTGTAGCACCCATATTCAATAAAGTCCCAAAGACCAACATGAATCACACCTTTTGGTTGAACATTAATCCTTTCAAAAATTCCAGTATATTCTGCAGTAGGATTATCCCAAACTGCATATCCAGTCTCTTTATTCCAAGAGGCATAAGGACCAAGCATACTCATTTTTTATTTCTCCTTCAATAATTTTTTATTATTCAATAAATGCACACAGCACATAATCTGGTCTACCAACAGTTCCCGTTCGCAATTCAATTTTGTAATCTGGGTTAATTTCCAAAAGTTTTTCTTTAATTTCATCTAAAGATTGTATGAAATATTCCGGAATATTGTCAATTAAAATTGTATGCTCTTTATAAGAATGATTTTTAATAACTTCCAATTCTGCAAAAAGAATTTTATTGGGAAGTGTTGTTTCTCCAGGATTATTTGGATGAGCATCTAACCAAAACATACATTTGGTGTTAATCTCTTTCAACCAAATTTCAAGTGCATCATAGGATTCGCCTTGTGCCAAATACACATTATCATATTCTTCAAAAACATACATGCAATCATTGTAAAATTTTGAATCTATGTCTACGCTATAATATTTTTCAAATCCTACTTTAAATGCATGAAATAAACCTCCTCCAGGTCCTGTCCCAGTTTCAACAAAATTTACACATCCATCAGAAAGACCTCTAAACAATTCAATTGAATATGGACAATACAAATATGGTCCAGAATGAGCTGGAGTGATTTTAAACCATCTTTCTTCATAATCTGTAGTATCAAATGTTAGGTACATTTTTTTCTCCTTAATTTTTAATTAAAAAACAAATATCTTAGATGCCTCAACACCATCACATCTAAATCTCTGCCACAAATCAGAATTTATTAATTCTGGATGAACATACCAATCTTCAAAGGGATTACCCGAATAGCAAACATTACTACAAACCAGTTCATATCCCAAATCTTTCAAATATTTTCTAGATTCAATTTGTGGAATATCATTTCCAGAATAAACATCGGTTTCATAAGTTATTACAGAAACCTTAACTTCATCAAAAGGAAATTTATATAAACACTTTAAAGTAGTTTCTGGTGGTTCGGTATCGACTTGTAAATAATCAATATGATCCCAACCCAAATCTTTTAGTTTTTTACTGTGATCAAATTTGGTAGCGTCTTGAATAATTAATTCATTTTTTCTTATTTTATTCCAATCATGCTCATATTTTGTACTTATTTCTAAACTATATCCATCCCAACCAAAATTTTCTAGAAGAAAAGTATTATTAATATCAACTGGATTTTCGGCACCAATTTCCACATATCTACCATTTTCCTTACCATCAAGAACAGAAAGAACAAAAAGATCTTGATATGCTTGAGAACAATTCATTTGTATGAATTGTGAGTTTTTAAATGAGTACCTTAGTGTGTGTTGTTGTTTAAAATAATTTCTCATTTCAGTTACCAAAATATTTTATCCAAAGGAAATCTTCAAGCACTTCCATTTCCTTTGCCTTTTCAAGGTTCTCTTTTATTGCATCCATTTTACTATAATAGATTTCATCCGAGACTTCAAACTCATCTGTAAGATCAATAATTCCATCCTTATTAAAGTAAGTTCCAATATCAGGAGCACCAAGATAAACGGGAATAGTACCAGTTGCAAAACAGTCTAAAAGTTTTTCTGTGAAGTAAGTTTCATATTGACCATTCTCAATTGCCACAGAGAACATATAATCACAAAGACCTTCCTCTTTATTTGCAATCTCTTTAAATCCTCTCCCATACATATCAACCTGCCCCCAGAGTCTCTCAACCCACTCAAGACGAAGACGATGACCATCACACATAGTTTTATTGGATGAAATCATTGAAATCATCTTAGTTTTTTCATAAACTTTTGGTTCTTTGATCCAGAAACCTTGTGCAGGACACCACTTGAATTTGGGATCAAGAGCAAGAAGTTCTTGATTATGAGTAAAGATTGCATCAAATGTTTCCAAATATTTTTCAGGAAACATTTTCACATGATCCACAATTTGTGGAGTAATGTATTTGGACTCAAGCAACCACCCATATTTTGGTCCGGAAATATCATCTATTTCAGCTTGTCCTAAAGTGCTGTCAATATAAAAGGTTGCTTCTCCACTACCATCCTTGACCCACTCAATATATTTTGACTCTTTCCCGTGAACCGAATATCCCTTATTACCGTTAGTGAGATGAGTAAAAGTGTTGCCGACTAAGTTAAGTTTTGTTTTCATGGAATGATAAAATCAAGAACTTCTGGTTTGTAATTGGACAGTTTCATTTCAATACTGTTTTTTGTATAGATGTCATTTTCCAAATGACACCACTCATAAAGAGCCCTTGTGGGATCTGGTCTATTTAGATTCTCCAAATCAGGGTAGAATTGAATTTTTCTGAACTCAAAAAACTTTAGAAAATCAAAAATACCAGTTCTCAATCCAATGGTTACCAAATTTTTATGACGAACTAGGTGATCACAAAGATCTTGTATTTCAAACTTATCAAGTTTTTCGGTTCCCTTAAATATTTTTTGTTTATAAAAATCTTTTTTATTAGTCCAGTTAACAAATACTCTATATTCCTTTTCCCTCAACTTATTTACAATTTGTTCCCAAAAAGAATCATCTAGTTGGAAGTTATCACCACATTCAGGAAATAAAACACAAGTCTTTTCTTCTATTGTTTTTTCTACCGAATCATACCTATTAATTTTATCTAAGATACCACAGTTTTCAAGTTTTTGCACAAACCACCAATCTCTTGGTGGGAAGTGCATGATCTTTAATCTACCTAGTGTATGTGCATTGCCAATACTATGTGGACCAAATCCATTCTTAGACATTAGCACTTCATCTTGGTCAATAGGATATCCAGACATAATTGGATATACCTCAACCTCTTGACATTTTGGATTCTCTACAAAATTCTCCAAAATAAATTTAACTGCATTGTATACACCTGGACGACACAAAATTTTATAGGGAACTGGAGATTGACTCTCCAAAAAGAGAGTTGCGTTAATAGAATCTCCCATTCCCCAGTTCATTAAGTACCAATTTTCAGTCTCAAACTTTGTTACTTCAAGTTGAGACATATCATCAAGTTTTCTATAAATTATTGACATAAAATCTTTTCCAAAACATCAAAACTTTCATTGGTAAACTTTGTGTGTATATTTTTTGCTCTATACAATTTCTTATTAAAATAAGTTTCTAAATCGTCCTTATGCACATTATTTTGGGTTTGTGAAATAAGAACCTTATTTGGATTTTTGATATTATCATTATGCATTGATATTGCAACATAAGCGCCAGAATTTTTTCCAACTATTACATCACAAAATGTACTTAAATACGCATTATGTAAAATATCGGATTGATATTTCCCAAATATAGTTGGTGTATGAATAATATTACTCGCTTCAACTTTTACTTGCTCTTGATTCATATAACAAAAATCAATATCTGGATATTGATTTGCAAGAATATTAATATTCCCTAACCAATCATCATTATCTGTTTGTCCAGATTTTCCCTTTATATTGATAAAAAATATTTTCTTTCTTTCAGTTTTACCAAACTTTTGGATAGATTGTACTGCCTTTTTGTCTAGAATTTTTTGATAATTAAAATTAATACCAAGATCATCAGGTATTTTCACATCAAAGTCATATCTTCTAAATATATGACTCCATGCTCTCCTATGAACAAAAAAAGTATCCTCTAACCCAGGGAATGTTTGCTCATTCTCAGTTTGTGGAATACTTAATTCAGAATACTCCCTATTACAAAGCCAAGTTGGAATATTAAGATCCCCACAAATTTCTTTTGTGGGGATTAATCCATCGACAGTTTTCATGAAAATATCAGGGAATACAGTGCCATCAGACCCATAAACATATTGGTAATATTCATTCTCTGGATATTTTTCAACTAAAAGTTGAATAAAAGGCGCTGAGAAAAGAAAATCACCAAGATGAGCTTCTGTAAAAAAACAAATTTTCATATTCAGACAGGATGATACATTGGAGCATCTTTATAAACTTGCTCGTTAATCCAATCATATGTTCTACGAATACCCTCTTCAAGAGTCATTGAATAATCCCAACCAAGTTTCTCACGAATAAGATCATTATTTGAATTACGACCACGAACACCAAGAGGTCCATCAATATGATTCTTCTCTACACTTTTACCAGACACTTTTGCTGCGGTGTCTGCAAGTTGATTGATCGTAACCATCTCCTCAGATCCAATATTTACTGGACCTTCAAAATCAGACTTCATCAGACGACGGGTTGCTTCAATACATTCTTCAATAAACAAGAAAGAACGTGTTTGTTCTCCGTCACCCCAAATATCAATAGTTCCACCCTGAGGAGGAAGTTCAGCAACCTTACGACACATTGCAGCAGGAGACTTTTCTTTACCACCAGTCCAAGTTCCCTCAGGACCGAAGATATTATGGTAGCGGGCAATCCTTACTGGAATACCATAGTTACGACTATAAGAGAGGTACAGACGCTCAGAGAAAAGTTTCTCCCAACCATACTCAGAGTCAGGTCCCGCTGGATATGCATCAGATTCCCTTAGACCAGGATTGTTTACATCCATCTGTGCATATTCTGGATACATGCAAGCAGAAGATGAATAGAAAATTTTAGTTTTATTAGTTCCCGTAAAGTCATTCAGTTTTCTCACTGAATCCAAAATATTCAGATTAATGAGAGCAGAATTATGCATCACATCAGCATCATGATCTCCAGTAAAGATATATCCAGCACCTCCCATATCAGCAGCAAACTGATAAATCTCATCGAAGGTTTCAATGTGCTTAGATGGCACAAAGTGATAATAGTTTCCAGCATATCCTTTAAACTGAACAACCTTCTCAACAAAAACTTGATCAGTCAAGTCTCCACGAATAAACTCATTTGCCGCAGAAATAGAAAACTCAGGATACTTAAGGTCAACTCCACGAACCCAATACCCCTCTTCACGAAGTCTACGAACCATGTAACTTCCAATAAATCCACCAGCACCACAAACAAGTGCTGTCTTTTGTTTTTCACTCATTTACTAAACTCCTAAGTTAAACAAATTTTATCCAACAATTTAAATACTGTCAAGTATGTTGGATAGTACTTTCATCTGTTGTGGTGTAACAAAATGATTATTTCCAACATAAACACCACTTGTATGTAGAAGTTCTACATTTAAGTTTTCTTTTTTAGTGCAAATTTCATATCTTCTAAAAGCAGGATGCCTCAAAAGATTTCCACTCACAATAGGGCGATGTTCAATTCCCTTTGAATCAAAAATATCCTTTAGTTTTCCCATATTCTCCGATTCTTTACAAATGATTGGAAAACAGAAACTGCTATTTCCAGGTTTATATTCTGGAATATAAAACTTATTACTATTGCGTGCAATAGAGAAGCAAAAATCTTTATAGTTTCTTCTACGTATTTCAATCATATCATTAAGTCTCTTCAACTGAGAAAGTCCCAAAACTGCACAAACTTCATGATTTCTAAAGTTATAACCATCAGTCATAAACAAAAACTGTTTTGAGATATCAGGATTCTCCTTTATATACTGTTGAAATCTTTCTGGACTGGATTCTCTCGCCATACCATGACTACGTTTCATTCTCATCAGTTCATACAAATCCTTATTATTTGTACAAACCATACCACCTTCAATCGTTGTCATATGATGACCAAAGTAAAAACTAAAAGTAGAACCTAGAGAATCTTTTCCTCTACGAACACCCTGTGCATTTTCCACTCCGTGTGACTCACAAATATCTTCAAGTATAAGAGCATTTGGAAATAACTCTTTATATTTTTCATTATTTGCAGAAAGACCTAAAAGATGAGTAATAAAAATTGCTTTCACATCTGGGTGTTCTTTTGCAATATGCTCAAGATCATCTTCATCAAAACTAAAGTTGCGAAGGTTAACATCACAAAAAATAGGAGTAAGACCAGATTGAATTACTGGAGCAACATTAGTAACCCATGTACATGCGGGTACAATTACTTTATCACCATCCTTAAGATTATAAAGTTCTTTAACCGATGAAATTAATAGAGAATTTGCAGTGCTTCCAGAAGAAACATAAAGAGAATAATTACATCCCAACCAGTTAGACCATTCATTTTCAAATTGTCTTACTTTTGGTCCATTAGTAAGACGACTTGTAAATAGCAAAAAATTTGCCATTTTTAACCTATCAACAAAGGTTATCGTATCTTTCATTAAAGGCCAATACATTTATTTTCCTCCAATAAAGATCAGAATCTCTGTTCATTCAAACACATATCTTGAACAAGTTGGTCAAAAGTAATTTTTGGTTTCCATCCAAGTTTTTCTCTTGCTTTTGTAGAATCGCCAATCAAAGTATCAACTTCAGAAGGACGGAAATATTTTTCACTTACACGGATTACAACTTTTTCACTGACAGTATCTATTCCAATTTCGTCAAGACCTTCACCTTCCCAACGAATGTTCATCCCAAAATATGGGGCACACTTTTCAACAAATTCACGAACAGAATGTTGCTCATCAGTTGCAATAACATAGTCATCTGGTTCATCTTGCTGAAGCATCAACCACATTGCCTCCACAAAATCTTTAGCATGTCCCCAATCACGTTTTGCATTCAGATTACCTAGATGAATGCAATCAAGAAGTCCCGCTTTGACTTTCGAAAGACCAATTACAACTTTACGAGTAACAAAGGTTTCTCCTCTACGTGGAGATTCATGATTAAAAAGAATACCAGAACTTGCATGAATTCCCATCGATTCTCGGTAATTCTTAGTAATCCAATGTCCATACAGTTTTGCCACACCATATGGAGAACGTGGATAAAATGGCGTGGTTTCTCTTTGAGGAATTTCTTGAACCATACCAAACATCTCAGAAGTAGACGCTTGATAGAAACGAACGTCTTTCTCCATTCCCAAAATACAAAGACTATGAAGAATTCTCACTGTTCCAAGTGCATCTACTTCAGCAGTATATGCTGGCATTTGGAAAGAAACTTTCACATGACTTTGTGCAGCAAGATTATAAATTTCAGTTGGTGCAACCTCTTGAATTACATGAAGAATATTAGTTGAGTCTGTGAGATCAGCATGATGTAAAGTAACATCAGAAGACAAATGTTCAATTCTATCATTGTTAATAGAAGAACTTCTTCTTATAGTTCCATGTACCTCATGTCCCTTAGACAATAAAAGTTCTGCAAGGTAGGAACCATCTTGCCCGGTGATTCCAGTAATAAGTGCTCTTTTCATAGATTTGAATACCATTCAATCGTGTTATTTAATCCTTCAGTTAAAGAAAATCTTGGAGACCATTTTAATTCACTAGTAATTTTACCATTATTCGTAGAATACCTACGATCATGTCCAGGTCTGTCTTGTATATATTCTATCACATTTTCACCAATATTCATAGTCTTTAAAATCATTTTTACTAAATCAATATTTTTAATTTCACATTCCCCACCAATATTATATTTTTCTCCTACTCTACCATGCCTCCAAACTTCAACTAATGCTTCACAATGGTCTTGCACATAAATCCAATCTCTAACTTGATTACCATCACCGTAAATAGAAGCCTTTTTCCCACTAAGAAGATTTGTAATAGTTTTAGGAATCATCTTTTCAAGATGCTGTCTTGGTCCATAGTTATTTGAACAGTTTGTAATAATCGTAGGAAGATCATAAGTGTTATGATATGCCATTACAAAATGGTCACTCGCAGCCTTAGATGCAGAATATGGATTTCTTGGTGAATAATTTGTCTCTTCAGTAAAACTTCCAGAATCTATAGATCCATAAACTTCATCAGTTGATATATGTAAGAATTTTTCAATACCATACTTCAAAGATAAATTTAAAAGATTTACAGTTCCAGATATGTTAGTATGAATGAATTCTGAACAATCTTTAATTGAGTTATCAACATGACTCTCTGCTGCTAAATGAAAAACTGTTGTTATGTTGTGTCTAGAAAATACTGTTTCTATATCTTTTGACGCAATATCAAAAGTATAAAAAACAATATTATCTGGAATGTTTTTCCAGTTGGAAGCATATGTTAGTTTATCTACACAAATAATCCTCTCATCAACTACTTCAATTAAATGGTGCAAAAGATTACTTCCTATAAATCCCGCACCTCCAGTAACTAAAATTGTCATCACTCCTCATCAACAATTGATTTTAAATATTTCCCATATCCACTTTTTTCAAAAGTGTTTGCAAGATTAAGAAGTTTATCTTTTGAAATCCATCCCTTACGATATGCAATCTCTTCTGGACATGAAATTTTTTTACCTTGGATTTTCTCCACAGTAGAAATAAAATTTGATGCCATGAGAAGAGAATCAAAAGTGCCAGAATCAATCCATGCCATTCCTCTGCAAAGTGGGACTACATCTAATTGATTTTTACTAAGATAAATTTTATTCAAATCTGTAATTTCAACTTCACCTCTCGCAGAAGGAGAAACTTGTTTGGCATACTTTACAACATTATTATCATAAAAATATATCCCAACAATTGCTCTGTTTGATTTTGGATTTTTTGGTTTTTCTTCAATTGAAACTACTTTTTTATCTTTCGTATATTCAACTATCCCAAAACGTTGTGGATCTTGAACTTCATAAGAAAGAACAGTTGCCCCAGTATTTTTCTGGCAAGTCCTCAATACCTTAGTAAGTTCATTTCCATATAAAATATTATCACCAAGGATTAAACATACATTATCATCCCCAATAAATGATTCTCCTAAAATGAAAGATTCAACAATTCCATTTGGTTCATTTTGAACCTCATATTGAAAATTAACCCCCCACTGAGATCCGTCACCCAGAAGTTTAACAAATTGATTGTGATATTCTGGAGCAGAAATAATTAAAATATCTTTAATGTCAGCAAGCATTAAACTGCTGATTGGGTAATAAATTAGAGGTTTATCATATACATTCAAGAGTTGTTTTGATATTACCAATGAAGATGGATATAGTCTGGTTCCATGCCCACCAGCAAGAATTATCCCTTTATACATGCACCAATAACAGATATAAAAAATTATACTAAAAAAGGTGGGTTTATGCAACCCACCCCAAGTAACTCAGGCTCGCCACCAATTCTTTGACTGGAAATTGGAAACCAGGCGGAGAAAGAATTCCCCATCCGCACCACTTGCTCTTGAGAGAAGCAAGAAACTCATAATAGGGTCATTTTGACTCCACCACTCAGTTTTAAGAAACTGAGAAAAGTTGAATTATCTTTGATATCTCGGAAATACCAAAGAATCCACATAGGAATAATACATCCCATAATTTCAGTTTAATTGCAAAAGGTACTGTGAGTAATCCCCCAATAACTTTTAGTATTAAACCATATTTAAAATCTCCCCATAACATGATTTGATATCCTATTATGAGGAGAAGATTTCCAAGATAACGCAGAATGCTTGTCTTGGACATAAGGGGTTTGCTCCCGACCAGTACTTTTAAAGTCTCTCCGTGACTATTTAATCATCATCCTTAATGTAGCAAGGTACTCTGTCTGGGTCAAGCCAACGCGCATACTCAATATCTTCCATTGCAAGAGAACATTGCATACTGTTATCAAACAAATAAATGTCATACCAGCGTTTTGTATAGTAATTCTGCTTTTGTAGACGATAATCTGGTTTACCGTTTATCTCAAGAATACCTGCTTCTACAAAGCGATATCCTTCTCGTTCAAGAAGAACTTTGGATTTCATGCAACCTCAACGGACTCAAGATCAGCAGCGACATATTCCATAAGCATTTCATAATCATCCAAAGGATCACCAGAGAACACTACACCTTCTTGTTCATAGTAACGACGAACCTTTTTGTATAGTTTCGGATTCTTTACATCAAGGTAGAAGTCGCCGTTAGCAGCACCACGAAGAGTTTGAACGTCTTTCTTGAATTTAGCAGTGAGAGTCATTGTTTTGTTTGTTGACCTTAGTATTATAGAGAGGTAATGTTTGAAAGTCAAGTAGGACGCTTTGGTAAGTGTCCAGTGCTCGTTGAGAGAATCGAACTCTTCCTGCGGCGCTTTATGAGAACGCTGCCTTCACCAGATGGCTAAACGAGCAAGGTAGGACTGCTGAGACTTGAACTCAGTTCACACCGTTATAAGCAGTGGGCCTTAACCCATAGGCGACAGTCCCTTAAGACCAGATCTAGTATAGGGGACCTGGAACCCTTTGTCAAGAACCTTCTTCGTGGTCGGTGTGTATTCGTATGAGGTCATCGCTCACACCAGATTCTTGAAACACTTGAACTACTTCTTTATATGGAACTATTACTGCGTTTCCATGCTCACTTTTTATGACAAATGATTCTCCATTTTCAACTCTATCCATGAGATTATCAAAATCTGCTTGAAATTCTTCAATTGTAAACGTTGTAAGATCGTTAATTTCTTGGTTCATTTTCATAAAGTGAAATTTATGAGTCGGGGTGACTGGGATCGAACCAGTGTCTTCTTGCTCCCAAAGCAAGCCGTCTACCGCTGACTTACACCCCGTTGTTTTCATCCTTTGTTGAATGTACATACATTATACCCAACCAAGGAACCACTGTCAACCCCATACCAATAAGGAATAGTGATATGGGGTTATTTAGCACAAATTCTACAAAACCAAAAACATTATGCATTTGATTACCTAACGTGATGTCCTCCAAACATATATCTCATACCATTCAGGATTTTTGCCGCAAACGTTCCAAGATTTCTGGAATTAAATCTTTCGTATAGTGCCGTAGTAATGACAGGAGCGGGAACCCCCAGATCCACAGCGGCAGTAACAGTCCAGCGACCTTCACCACTATCGGATACTCCACCAGAGAATTGTTTAAGCTCTGGGCTGCCGCGCAGCACATCAGCAGTAAGATCAAGTAACCAGCTACTAACAACGCTACCGCGACGCCATAACTCAGCCACTTCAGCAACATCAATATCATAGCAGTAACTCTCTGGATCTGCCATAGGTGCGACCTCTGCATCTCCTTCTCTGACGTATTGTGCTCCATTGTTTGCACTCTTTAGAATGTTAAAACCTTCAGCATATGCCTGCATAATTCCATACTCAATACCATTATGCACCATCTTCACAAAATGCCCTGCTCCAGGACCACCACAATGTAACCAACCGTGCTCTGCGGACGTTACAGGTGTGTCAAACTGAGTCCTCTCGGCAGAACTGATGTCTGGAGAGAGGGCATCAAAAATGCTTTTACAAGCGGCGACTGCAGTATTTCCACCACCAACCATAAGACAGTATCCACGATCCAAACCGTAAACACCACCACTAGTGCCACAATCAATATATTGGATACCCATCTTTGCCAGACGTTCTGCTCTCTTCCGACTGTCTTTAAAATTGCTATTGCCATGATCAATAATAATATCTCCTTCACCACAAAATCGTAGTAACTCATCAATCGTCTCCTCTACTGTTTCTGCTGGCAC